CTGAAGAACCATCATTGCCTGAAGAACCATCATTGCCTGAAGAACCGTCATTGCCTGAAGAATCTGCAGGAGCACTACACCTACACACCACCAAATTTACCAATGATGAAATACAATTGCAAATACCCAAAAAAATTTACATCTGTCATAAAAATGTAGAATGTTTAAAAATGACTCATAATAAATGGAAAAAATTAAATCCAACCTATGAAATAACATTATATGATGATTCCATGTGTGAACAGTTTTTATTAAATGAATATTCACAACTACATTATGATATATTCAAATTTATACCAGATGGTCCAATTAAATCTGATTTTTGGAGACTGTGTATTCTATATAAATATGGAGGAATATATGTTGATGCAGACATTCATCCATTACTACCAATAGATAATTATTTAATACCAACTTCAGATTTTGTTACATGTATCACACACAAAAATCGAAATTTTAACCCCCATTTTATTGCTTCAAAAAAAAAAGAATATTTACTACAGTTATTCATAGATGAATACATTGGCATGTACAAATATAAAAGACATTTGTACAACTATTGGGACTGGTCGATTATTTACATTTTCAATAAGTATTTACACGGAATTAGAAACCCAAGAATAAGCACAATTGTTTTCAAAAATAAAAAATTTCAATTTTTGACTGAAAAAACGAATTCTCTCTCAAAATATCCAAATTTGCACAGTTTTTATTGCATTTTCAATAATGTAATATTATTCAACTCAAGATATATAAACTATGACCCAAAATCGCACGAATTTAAAAATAAAATTTGTATATCAAATAATAATAATAATAATAATAAATACAGTACAATTGGTTATGAAATGAAAAATGCAGTTATAAATAATAATAACATACTTGGCAAAGCCATAAGTGGCAGAGCCATAAGTGGCAGAGCCATAAGTGGCAGAGCCATAAGTGGCAGAGGCAGAAGCATAAGTGGCAGAGCCATAAGTGGCAGAAGCATAAGAGGCAGAAGCATAAGTGGCAGAAGCATAAGTGGCAGAAGCATAAGTGGCAGAAATAGAAGCAGTAAAAATAGAATTTCAAATAAATCATTTGTCATTTTTCAATAATTAAAAAAATTAATATTTTAATAATATTAATAATATTAATATTACTGAATTTATTGGTTGAATGAAAAACAACCGCGGTTACACTTGCACTTTGTAATTGGTAATACTGCAATTTGTATTAATTTAATAGATGCATCCAACATTAATATTGCAACGCGCTCTTGTTCATCATCCAACGTTAATATCAAAATACTTTTAATAATAAAGTGTAAAAAATGCAACACTGATTCCGATGACAGTGATATTTTAAAATTTTGATTTGTTGTGTAGTCATTAAATAAACGAACAACCTCGTGCATAAACGTCATAAAATGTATCGAATCATTCATGTCTATTTTTCCATCCTCCATAATTTTTGTAAATGCATCCAAAAAAATTCCATTTAATTCTGTAACACTATTTGTAATGGATACAATTGTTTTTATATTTTCAATATCGGTCGGTGTAAATTTTGTTTTATTTTCTTCATATACTTTGAATACTTCTACATATATTACATCAGGCTGATTTAAAATTGCCCCTAATTTAACTCGAAGCGGCTTTATTGTTAAAATTAAATTTAAAATAATATTTTTTATAAAAACAAATACCAGCTGTTCATTTTCAGTGTATGCAGTCATTGCATCTTTAATGTTGAGCTGTTGTTGTTGTTGTTGTTGTTGTTGTTGTTGTTGTTTTGGTTTTTGTTGTTGTAATTGTTGTAATTGTTGTAATTGTTGTAATTGTTGTAATTGTTGTAATTGTTGCATTTATAAATATAAATAATTATTATAATATTTATATTTATTTTATTTTATCAAAAAAAAATAACCGTTGAAAATAAATATTTATTATAAAAATTGATATTAAATTATAACACATCAATTTTTATCACAACATAAGTATAAAATGTATAATAATAATAAAAACACCTCAGTGACAGAAGAACTGCCGACTAAAAAAATTGCACGACGAAACATATTAATAGTATTAGACAATATGATTCGCGTTATTCCAGATGAATGTGAAGAGAATTTCAAAAGTGATTTAGAACGACAATTGTCAAAAGCATCATATGTAGCTCCTGAAAATGTGTATACTGTTTGGCAAAGTGTTCAAAATATAATTACAGACCGATTTAATGCGCACAGTGATAAATCTACTTTACCTCAATGGTGTGTATTATTACTTGATATATGGACTGATAATAAAACAATTCCCTGATTATATTTGACTATGTTTTCGATACAACTTGATTGAAATTATATTGTTATTTATATTTCTTTATTTTTCATAAAATATTCTTCACCTCTTTCTCTCGAATTTATATTGTTAAAACAAACCTTGTTTATATCTGACGGTGAAAATATATTTTCAATGTGTTTATAACGCTGAATTTGCTCTTCCGTGTATGCGTCTTCAACGCACCCGTTATAAAATAAATCAACTAACTGGTTAATCATTAGCGCGTCACACTTTGAAAAATGAACAATTTCATCCATCCTTCCAGGACGCTTGAATGTATCATCAATTTTTGAAGTGTCGTTTGCGGTGCATATAATAAACCGCCCGCGCGATTCCAAAATCCCATCCATAATGCTCAATATTTGACCTCTAGTTAGTCCATTGCTCGCACTCGATGCAGTAGAACAACTCGCCGTTTTTTTGAATTTATTACCATCATCTCCCGATAACCCATCTTTTGATACAATTACAATATTATTGGGATTTAGATTTGAACTTGCAGTTTCAGCGGCAACTGCCATATTTTTTTCCTTCTCTTCCTTCAAAGAAAGTGCCTCAAAAAATTTATCTATTTCGTCAATCAAAAAAATTCGCTTATTTGTCGGAATATATTTACCATTGATGTAATTTCCATAGAATATATCTTCTAATTCTGTAATACTCTTAATATTTGTCAAATCAACATCGACTACATGACGATCCGTGTATGTCGCAATTCCCTTCATTGTCGATGTTTTACCGCAACCCGGAGACCCTTCAAAGACTAAAGTAAGTTGATAAGGAATACCTCGTTTGTTATACCACTCTTCATTATTAACAAAAAAATCAATTCTGTTTATTAATGAATCCCTCATTGTAAAGAAACAATTTTTCGTCAAGTGCTTGTTTGTTATCAGCGGATATTCTGCACACTTTATTCCGCGAGTTTTCGTATCTCTCCATTCATCATTATTATTATTATTATTACTTTTTTCGCTGTTGTGTTTGAAAATGAATTTTTGCTTTGATAACTCATCATTGACCGCCTTTTCAAATTTTTCTTCGCACATTTTTACAAATGCATGAATATAACTAATATCATGTTCGTACGTTTTTACCGAACACGACACATTTGTAAATTCCAATAAAGATTCATGGTCCTTATTGTTTGGCAACTTTTCACTCGACAATTCAATGTAGATATCGGGATACAATTCAAATGAAACACCCTCTTCATTCGGAACATACGTTTTTACTTGCGTGTCTGTCGCAACATCAACCATCTCACAATATTTTATATTGTACGTATTTTCCACCTTGTAAGAGTTGTTGTGCATGTAATTAAAAATATGCATCATTGGCGGAGGATAATCCACATACGTTTTAATTTGGGTGTATCCGCTGCTGTACTTGAAACCAATGTATACAATCATTTTTCTTGGAGTCTTGTTTGTCACATACAGCCATAGTTTTGACACTGGATAACTCTTTATTTCAGATATTTTTTTAAAACAGTATTTAAAATTCATACAAATTACGGCATGGTATGTCATGAAAATAAAAAAACCAAAAATCAATGTGTCTACCCAGACAGTTCCGGTTTTCAACTGTTGCATCATGAATAATTCTGCAAATGCTGTCTTGATATCAAATGTCATTGTGTTATTATGTTTATTTATTTATGGTTTGTTATTGGCTTGTGTGTTATTATTAATATGATACTTCTTTTTATATACATTTTATTAATACATTACACCCCATCGCAATTACAGGTATTCCATTACAGCATTATCATATATTGTTGCCCGAAATGCGTCCTTGTACCCTTCAACATACACCGTGTCACCATTATATATGTTATCGCAACCATATTCGCTCGTGCAACTCTTCTTTCTAAATGAGATTGGAAGTTTGACCGAATTATTTTTATCGCTCATTGTATAAAATTGCCACTTGTCTCGATTTTTTTGTAAAGGACGCCCCATTAGCGGCAGCATTGTCTCCTTTCCATTGACGCGCGTTAAAAGTCCAACCTGCCTATAATTTACATTTACTGGCGGTCCTTGTGTCCGAACATTGATTGGAATCGGAATAACCGCGTCATGATAGCGGTCGTCGCGCAACGGCGGAACATATGGATTTTCTAAAACGTCGGGAATGGGTACCACATAAAAAGGTGTGCCCCTTGCCGCCGCAGCCTGTGTCGTCGTCGCAGTTGACGACATGCCCATGCCACCGTTGTATTTAGAATATATAATGTATGCTATTACTGCGCCCAAAATAATTGCTAGTGCAATTGTTGTATTTTTTATACAAAACATATTTGGTAAACATTTTTGAATTGATTTGGATTTTATTTTCATTGAATTGGTATATAATAATATAATATACAATATAGATTTATTATTTTATAAAATAAAATTAAATACTTTATAAAATAAAATTAAATATTAAAAAGATGACCAACTAAAATATAATAAAGAAATAAAAATGACATCATTATTATTACCAGAATCCGAATCTACACCATGTTCAACATGCATGGAATGTTTTACGCGATTGTTTCATAAAATAAAAAATGCAGTTCGCAGTAAAAAAAATAACAAATATCAAACAAAAAGAAAAGATTTGAATTCGCGGTTGATTTTAGGAGATGATTATTAATTATTTTAATTAATTTAATTATATTATATTAATAATATATATAATACTTATTATACATACATACTATGGCAAATACTAAAAAATATAAAAAATCTACAAATAGAAATGCGAAAAGGCGTACACACAGTCGAATGAGTTCAAGTAAAAAACATCAAGAATTATACGCTAAAAATAAAAAACGAAACAGCATTATTCGCAATATTAGAATGGGGCGTGCAACATTCAGTCGCTTGGGTGGTGGTGGTTATATGCGCAAGGACGGCGGATACACTTCTCAACAGGGAGGTAGTTCGCAATTCGTGGGTTCTCCGTGGACTGTTTCTAATAATCCGAACACCGGTAACTACTTTGCTCCAAGCCCCCTTGGAGTTGGAACTGGAGTCGTGCCAAAGTTCGACAATGGACTGCCGATTTACCAGACAAAATTTCCAACTCAACTTGGACCTCAAGTTGCCAAATTGGGAGAAATTAAAGGTGGTGGTGGTGGTGGTGGTGGTTATGGTTATGGTAAAAAAAGAAACCAAAAAACAATACGCAGTCTTATAAGAGGTGGAGGCGTTTTCGATGATATTATGGGTGTATACAATAATGCTGTTTCATCAGCAACCGATTTTAGTTCAAAGTTGCAAGGGGTAAATCCGCCTCCAAGTTCTTATCCGTGGGACCAACCCATCGCACACAACAACAGTATTTAATTTAATGTAATATTTAATGTAATATGATTACTTTTAGGGAAAATATAAATAAATATAAATTTAATTATTATTTATTTATATTTTACAGTATATATAAAGATAATTTTAACCATGTCTCTTTGCACTCCCGCTTTTATATATGTTTTACTCTCATCTATTGGAATTATAATTATTGCGTACCAAAATTATGGAAATCAAAATTTATATTGTGTCGGAAATGTAAATTGTCCAGTCCAAAGCACAACTCCCATTTTTATCGCAAAAATATTATATGTTCTATTTTGGACATTCGTTTTGAATGCTCTTTGCAGCTATGGCTACTATAAACTTTCATGGTTTATTTTATTGTTACCATTTATTTTATTTTTTATTGTCGTTTCAGTTATGGGGCAAATTGTAAGCAGACGCACCACAAACACGAGCGGAAGCGGTTCAAGCCCTAGCCAAATGGGTCAAGGAGAGCAGCAGTATTATACTTACCAGCAACAAGCCGCGGCGCAACAACCACGTATGCAAAAACAACAAGGGGATAATAATGTTGAACCACCAGGCTCAGAACAAACACATTGGTTTCAAGGAAATCAGAATAAAGCAGGAAATGAAAAAAGTTATTATTCGTCTTATGGCGATTATGACCACGCGCTAGATGACAGAACGAAACAAATAGATAAAGAATCTAAAGAACAAGGAGGTAAAGGACAATACCATTATTGATGAGAAGAAGAGAAATTAGATTCCGAATTTATTAAGGAATTAGGTTATTCGTTATTCGTTATTCGTTATTAGTTCGTTTATAAACTATTTTATACATTAGTTTATAAACTATAAATATTATAAGATATTAATAATAATATTAAAATAATAATAATAATAATAATAATAATAATATATACAATTACAATTCCATGTCAGACTTAGAATCAAATAAAAAAAAAGTTGTAATAGCAGAATCAGCTCTTTCTTCTACTGAGAATAAAGAAGAGGGAGAAGAAGGAGAACAAGGAATGATGGAAGGAGGAGCAAAAAAAACAAAACAGGTATCAGCAGCAGCAGCAGAAGGAGAAGCAGCAGAAGGAGAAGAAGAAAAAAAGGAAGAACAAGAAGGAGACAAACCTACATCTCCATCTCCATCACCACCCCAATCCACATCAAAACAAAAAAAAAAGAAAGAAAAGAAATCTGACAAAAAACTAGGTTTAGATGTTGGCGAAGTCGGAGAACAAGCAAAACCTTCATCTGCTCTTGCTGCCAATGCCGAAAATGAAATGAGTCAATTATTAAATGAAACAATTCCATGGAATATTATTGATAAACTTTTCAGCGACAATCCCAATATTTTAGTCGCACATCAACTGGATTCATACAATGAATTTATTTCAAACGGAATAAGTCAGATATTTAAAGAACACAATCCAATCGTTTTTCAAAAGGAAAAAAATCCACAAACAGATGCGTACAAACATATTTCACGATTTTATCTGGGAGGAAAAACTGGAGATAAAATATACTACGGAAAACCAGTTATATATGATGAAACTGGGACAACTTCAAGAGTTCATTACATGTATCCGAATGAGGCGCGTCTAAGAAATATGACATATGGCGTAACAATTCACTATGACGTGGACGTCGAATTTGAACAAGAAGAGCAAGAACAGCAACAAGAAAAACAGGCATCTGAAGCTGTTTCTAGTTCCACTAAAAAAATTATAAAGACAGTCACAACAGTAACGCTTCCACAAATACTATTGGGCAAATTTCCAATTATGGTTCATTCCAATTTGTGCATACTGAGTGGTCTTCCAAAAGATGTAATATACAACATGGGTGAAGACAAGAGCGACCATGGCGGGTATTTCATCATCGACGGAAAAGAAAAACTGATTGTAAGCCAAGAAATATTTGCAGATAACATGTTGTACACCCGAACTCGAAGCGCTGATGATAAATACAGCCACTCGGTCGAAATTCGCACGGTTTCAGAAGACACGTCTAAACCCGAACGCAAATTGCGAGTCTACATGGTGGCTCCCACGCCGCGATACACAAATAATCAAATCGTTGTTGAAATACCCAACGTTAAAAAACCAATTCCGCTTTTTATTTTAATGCGCGCACTAGGCGTAATATCTGACTATGACATTATCGAAACATGCTTACTAAATATGGCGGAAAATAGGGACTTGATTGAGTTTTTTCGTCCCAGCGTGCACGATGCAAATAAAATATTTACCCAGAGAGCCGCCATTGAATACATTGGAGTATTTATCAAGGGAAAAGGTGTAGTTCAAGCACAAAATATTTTAATGAATTTCTTTCTCCCGCAAATCGGTGAACTGAATTTTCAATCCAAGGCATTTTTCCTCGGATACATGGTCAATAAACTGGTGCGCTTGAAAGCAAAAATTGATATTCCAATTGACAGAGATAGTTTGAAATTTAAGCGTGTTAAAATCCCGGGAAAAATGCTTCACAGCTTATTCAACGAATACTATGCGCAACAAATAAAACGCATTCGAACGCTGCTTGATTTTAAATACAACTATAACTATGCCGTTTATCAAGAAAATTTTATCGATATTGTAAAGGAATACGACGACATTTTCAAAGACCGCATCGTCGAAGACGGTTTGCGGCGCGCATTCAAGGGAAACTGGGGCGGAAGCGAATTCACAAAAGAAGCCGGAATTGTTCAAGACTTGAATCGTCTTTCTTATAACTCGGCAATCTCACACCTCAGAAAAGTAAACTTGCCTCTCGACGACTCTGCAAAAGTTATTAAACCGAGGCTCTTACACGGCTCCCAGTGGTGCCTCATGGACCCGGTTGACGTTCCGGACAGCGGGCTGCAAAAACATTTTGCCATTTCAACTCACGTTACAAACGGGTGCAAGGGAAGCGATATGATACGGTGGCTCCTAAATGAACCCGGAATAAATCTTTTATCGTTGGAAAAGTATCCGAAGGATTTTTTGTATTACCAGACAAAAGTTTTCGTTAATGGAAGCTGGGTTGGCGTCGTTTCTGAACCCGAAGACGTCGTACAAAAAATCAAGACGTGCAGGCGATTATCCATGATTCCAATTTACATTAGCTGTTCGTGGGATATTCAAATGCGCGAAATTAATATTTTCACAGATGGCGGCCGACCGTGCAGACCTGCATACTATTATGACCCTGTAAAAAAAATGTACGCTTTTCAAGCGAAATCAATTCTTAAATTATTGACAACTCGTAAATTCTCTTGGAAATATCTCGTCGGAGGTTTTGGAATAAAACAAATAAATCATAATTTATTTTTTACAACCACCGATATGACAAACATTGTTAAACTGTATGATGGCCTGCCCGAAAGTATAACATTTGAAAAAATGATGAATCGCGCGGCTGTTGTTGAATATATTGATGTATCGGAAGAAAATAATGCAATGTTTGCATTTCGCCCCGATGATAAAGTCAAACCAGGTTCCGCGCAATTTACGCATTCTGATATTCACCCGTCGCTCATGTTTGGAGTCATGGGAAACTTGATTTCTTTCCCCGAAAATAACCAGCTGCCGCGCAACGTGTTTTCGTGCAGCCAGTCTAAACAAGCTGTTTCCATGTACAATACGTCGTTTCTCCAGCGCTTCGATAAAATGGGCGTCGTGTTGAACAACGGACAAATTCCGCTGGTGAAAACGCGCTATCTGAAATACTTCAACGACGAGCAAAATCCGTACGGTCAAAATGTAATGGTTGCAATAATGTCTTACAACGGATACAATGTGGAAGATTCCATTTTATTCAACGAGGGTTCTATAAAACGCGGCCTTTTTCGAACGAGTTATTACAACATGTATGAAACCCGCGAAGAAAGCAAACAATCATCCGGTGACAGAATCGATACGCGCATTTTAAATATGAACGATTATCAGCAGAAAAATGCAATCGCAAATGCCGGGCGCGGAGAAGGGTATGATTACAGCAACTTGGATTCAAACGGGCTCATCATTGAAAATACGCCCGTATCTGAAAAAAGCGTCCTCATCGGTCAGGTCGTAAGCGAGTCTAAAAATTCCACCGGAAAAGTTGTTGATGCATCCATTCGTCCTAAGAAAGGACAGATTGGCTATGTGGATAAAACCTATATTACCGAAGGAAGCAACCCGGATATTCCGTCACGCATCGCCAAAGTCCGCATTCGCGAAGACCGCGCACCTAACATCGGAGACAAATTCGCGTCTCGATGCGGTCAAAAAGGAACCGTCGGACTCATTATTCCAGAACAAGATATGCCATTCACACCCGACGGCATACGCCCTGATTTAATCGTAAACCCGCACGCTTTCCCGTCCCGCATGACCATTGGGCAATTCGTTGAAACTGTAATGGCAAAAGCGTGTGTGATTTATGGCGCATTCGGCGATTGCACCGCATTCGTCAACCTGGGAAACAAGCATGAAACATTCGGAAACATGCTGCTAAAGGAAAATTATAGTTCAAGCGGAACCCAAATTCTTTATAACGGAACCACCGGCGAACAAATTGAAAGCGAAATTTTTATTGGTCCCACGTATTACATGCGACTGAAACACATGGTGAAAGATAAAATTAATTTTAGAGCCAGGGGTCCAAATACCAACCTCACAAGACAACCGGTGCAAGGCCGAGCGAATGATGGCGGTTTGCGTATCGGAGAAATGGAACGTGACGGGATAATTGGTCACGGAGCTGCGCACTTTTTACAGGAATCCATGTTGATACGAGGTGATGTTTATTATATGGCAATTTGCAATAAAACCGGAATGACGGCAATTTATAATCCGGACAATGACGTGTTTATGAGCCCGATGGCTGATGGACCCATTGAATTCAATGACGCTCTATCAGACAATCCGAAACTGGTAAACATTACGCGTTTTGGCCGCTCTTTTAGTGTCGTGCAAATTCCTTATTCGTTCAAGCTGCTCATTCAGGAGCTGCAAACCATGAATTGTGTTATGCGAATTATTACAGAAGATAACATTAACCAGATTGAAAGCATGTCGTTTTCAAATAATTACAAGTTGTTATCTGGAGAGAAGACGTTTGCTTCGATTGACACTTCTTTAATGAAGGGTGGAAATAAAAATGATGTTGATAATGCTGATGATGATGACGGCGTTCAATTACTTATTCCCAATTACGCAACGATGGATTCATATGATGCGTCGTTGCAACAAGGCGGCGATGAAGATACGAGTATGGATAATGTGGATGTTGTTGATGCACAAAATGAACAAGACGGAGGCCGTAGTGCACCACCGATGACACAAAACATTGTTATGAATTGCAATCCGAATTCAAGTCAAAATCCAAACCATAGTACCAACTTGGAAGCGACTTCAACTGAAAATATGGGCAAAGAGTGGATTAAAATGGTTGAGCCGGAATCAAAAAAAGAGTACTTTTACAATGAAAAAACAAAAGAAACAATGTGGTATGAGCCGAATCCCGCCAAAGACTATGAATATCGCCCGCCGAACGGATGGTACACGGTCACCATTGGCGGACACGATTATTACCACAATCCAGAGAAAAATCTTATCAAAATGCGCGAAGATGTTACACCGGCGGACGCCAATGAAGATAAAGATAAAGACGATACAAAAAACAGTGGCAGCAGCAGCGCCGGCGATGACGTTCCTTCCATTCTCATGGTTGAAAAAACTGATGAAGTCACAAATAATGACGACGGTTCTTCTTCTTCTTCAGATTCATCCGGAACTAAAAAGATTATTATTTAATAATCTGTAAAAAATAATTATTTTATTATATTTTATATCAAATATAATAAATCACTATCAACATTTTCTCATCATCCAAAAATGGAAAAGTAACAAGTTGAAAAACTAAAAAGTCGTTTTTTGAGGATGAAATAGTAATATTCATAAATATTCGTAAATTTGTATGATTTTATTTCGGTGAAATGGAGAATATGACAAAATATCTTTTTTTATAACTCTTTTTTTAAAATCCAAAATGGACATTTATTTTTGTCCATTTTCAGAAAATAAAAAAGAATCTTTACAAAAAAAAATCGTGTTTTTTTAGTTTTTTATTTTTCATTTTTTTAAACTAAAACCTCATGAATTAAGATGACACAATAATATTCAAGAAAATATGTGAGAGCATAAGAAAAAATGAAGAAAAATACAAAAAATCATGAAAATATATTAAAAAATAGATTTAAAAAAATATATCTAGGAACTTTATAGTAACTTTATAGTAATTAATAGTAATAAAATGTCAAAATTAAGTTCAAGAAATAATAATCAAAAAAACAAAGACCATAATGAATCACAAATAAAAATTTTGAATGAAAAAGGCGAGACTGCTTATGGTAACAGTAATAAAATGTCAAAAATAAGTTCAATAAATAATAATGAAAATATCAAAGACCATAATGAGTCACAAATAATCATTTCAAAGGGAAAGTGTGATGATGCTACTTATGGTGACAGTAATAAAAGTTCCGTCAATCCTACTTATATATGTTATGCATGTAGTTACACAACAATTAGAGATAGTCAACGTAAGCGTCACGAGACAACTCGTAAACATAAACTGTTAATTGAAAAAAACACAAATAAATCTAATACAAATGTTTGTGAATGTGGTAAACGATATGCGTTTGCATCAGGTCTTTGTCTTCATAAAAAAACGTGCACTTATTTAAATAGTAAACTAGCGGATGATTGTTCAACAAGTTCAACAAATCAAATCATCATTAAACTATTGAAAGATAATGAAGAGATGAAAAAAATGATTATTGAACAAACTCAACAACAAACGCAAATAATATTACAGCAACAGCAGCAGCAGCAACAGCAACAGCAACAACAACAACAACAACAGCAGCTTCTAGAAATGTTGCCAAAAATGTGCATTGGAAACATTATAACAACAAATACGACAAATAACATAAAACAGAAATTTAATTTGAATTTCTTTTTGAATGAGCAGTGTAAAGATGCGATAAACATGTGTGATTTTGTTAAATCTCTCAATATTACATTTGATGATTTGAATGTCACCAGAGATAAGAGCTTGGAAGACAGCGTTGGCTCTATATTTTTGCGCGGACTAAAAGAATTGGATGTGTTCAAACGTCCCATTCATTGCACGGATGTAAAAAGAGATGTAATGTATATCAAAGAGGAGGACAATTGGAAAAAGGATGAAGGCAATGAAAAATTAAAAAATTCAATTGGAGAGATTTCAAGAAAACAGGTAAAAACGTTGAAAGAATTTAAAGATTCTGACCCGGAAATAAAAACAAATGAAAATAAACGCGATGAATTTATTTTAACAATGAATCATGTATGCACACCAATACCGGATTCCGGTGAGAAACGAATTATAAAGACGATATCAAAAGAAGTTATTGTTGCTTGAAATCTTGAAATGTACAATTTAATATTTGATTAGTAATAAAAATCAATCAAATATTTATTCTTTATAACAACGTCCCCAATAGGGTTTGAACCTATGACCTAACGGTTAACAGCCGTTCGCTCTACCAGCTGAGCTATGGAGACTCAGCACCCCTTGCCAGACTTGAACTGGCGACCCCCAGCTTAGAAGGCTGATGCTCTAATCCAACTGAGCTAAAGGGGCTAAACTACAAATATAAAAATACCGGCAACTCGTTTCGATCGAGTGACCTCGGAGTTATGAGCCCCGCGCGCTGCCGCTGCGCCATGCCGGTTAAAGTGTCTATGTGTAGACGAGTGCTGCTTCTGTAAAGCAACTGAATTGTAATCATACCGGCAACCCGTTTCGATCGAGTGACCTCGGAGTTATGAGCCCCGCGCGCTTCCCCTGCGCCATGCCGGTTAAAGTGTCCATGTGTAGACGGGTGCTGCTTCTGTAAAGCAACTGAATTGTAATCATACCGGCAACTCGTTTCGATCGAGTGACCTCAGGGTTATGAGCCCTGCGCGCTGCCCCTGCGCCATGCCGGTTGAAAATTGCTCTAATACCTGCTAGGATTAGAACTTGGGACCTCGCCTCGAGGTTGTAGAACAACCGGTCAGATTTTCACTGCGCCATGCGCAATCCCGGAAAATCTACGAGTGATGGAAGTGTTATTTCCATATATTAATATAAGATAATTATTTAAGCCATTTGTACTTAATATATATAAATTAAATAATAAGTACAAATATAAATAAAATTAAATAATGTTCTAAATAATATGTTTTCAAAATATTTCTAAATATATTATATTTATTTTTTATTATGTGATATGTTGATATTGATTATTCTCTCTTCTCTCTTATAACTTGTAAAACTAAAATTATAAACTATCTTTTTGAGTGTTTTGGTCTAAATATATAATAACCGGCGACTGATAGTCCGAATAAATAGCCAGTAATGGCCATAATTTGTTTAACTGTCGTTTCCATTTATATTATAGAAGAGAGAATATATAATCATAATTTCCTAAATCATAATACATTCCAAAATAATACTTTTTTATTTTCATCAATATTGGTGTTATATTTAATGCACATTTCAAAAGCTTTCAAGTCATAGTTTGGCATGGATGGAAAATTGACTTTAAGTTTGGATGCATATTCAAATGGCTTGGGATATACGAGGATGGTTACGTTTGGATAATTAGTATCCTTGAATTCTTTGCCAACCTGAACTCCGTATATTTTCAGGGGACATGCTGTCCCCTCTGACCCCTTGCTACAGGGGACATCTCCCATATGACCCATATGACCCATTTCCCATGTAGGAAGGGCTTGGCAGTTTGGTGTCAAGCATTGCGCCCCTTGCATTTCTGCAACAGCTTGAATAATGCCGCTTATTAACGTTCCTGAGCCAACAGCGCACCATATTTCATCAGGCAGGTTTCCATAAATTTCAGAAAATGTTTCAATAACGCGCTTTGCTCTTGAAGCAATAATGTTGATATTTTCTGGTGAATTTGCCCCAAATTCTATTTTTAGGGGAACCAATGGTGCCAAGCATTGCGCCAGGACCCCTCCTTCAGCATTTATGGGAGCCCCTATGACCCCTCCAGCCCCTAGAATTATTCCTTTTGTTTGTAAGGAGGGAGTATGAGGGAACCTGGGTTCCCTCAAGTATTCTCGGGCACGTTTTTCAACAACGCTTAAATATCCATATGGAACTTCAATTACATTTGCGCCATTTTGAATACATATTTCAGTATTTGGGTGTCGTATTTTTCGTTCTGCACAAAAAATGGTTGCTTTTATATTATTATTTTTACAGAATATAGAAAGTGCAATCTGAAATCCGCCGTAACACGGAGATGCGTATATGAATTCATTTACAAAGGGGGGCGTTTCCCCCCTTTTTAAAATGGAATCAAGTAATATTGATTTTGTACCACCTGGTAATAAATCATCTCGTAGAACATATATTCCAGTTTGGTTTTCATATCTTTCTATAACTATACTCATAATGTTATAGAAAGATATTTTAAATACTAAGCTTTTACTTTTTTTTTTGGGGAAAAAGGGGCAATAGCAGCAGCAGGAGCGCCAACAGCAGCAGCAGGAGCGTCAACAGCAACAGGAGCAGCAGCAGGAGCAGCAGCAGGAGGGGAAGAATCAGCAGCGTCATCATCTTTATCACCATCAACCGAATCATGAAATTCATTCGCAACTTGAGAAGGGTCTAACATTTCAGGACCATTTGCATATTGTATTTCTGAATCTATCCAACCATTCAAATCTGCTTGTACTCTGGAAAATAATTGAATCTGGTTAAGGCCTTTTAATATTATTTTGTATTCTTTTATAACATCTTGTTTAAAATGTGGTGGAACAAACTGATTTTTATTCGAGTTTTGATTTTGAAAAGGATTTTGATTTTGAAAAGGATTTTGATTTTGATAAGGATTTTGAAAAGGATTTACAGGAATATATCGTTCTTGTTTTCCAAAAATAGATTGTTCTAATTCCCTTCGAAGCGTATCATCTTGCAATGTTAATTTGGAAAGAATTTTCTCTTGAATTAGTGCAAAAAATATGTCTAGTCCTTCATTGTAGTCTTCTTCACATTCGGTGTATAATTTAATAATAATTTTCCGTGTTCTTCTAACGAGCGATTGAAGCTCTTTATATGTTAGAGTTGGATTAATAATAACTCCGGAAATTTCACCATCGCTGTCATATGTATACGTAAACATTTCAGATAATATTTCAAGCAATAATGAGCGATTTTTTTCAGATTTTTGAATCATAAATTTTATATTATTTATGTAATCAGAAAATAATTTTTCTTTAGTTGGATTGCCTATAACTCCGGTTAAATAAATTCCGCGTCGCACATCGACATTCAAATTCCGAATGTCGCGTTCATTGCGGTCCTGATAACGATAACTGTCGTCTTGGTATTCGTTGAATGCACCCCCTCGAGACTCGCTTCTTGAGCTGCCACTGCTGCTGCTAGTGCCGCTGCCGCTGCATTCAACGTCTTTACTGTACACTTTAAGAGGAATTTGCTCTATATTTACATCATTGGGAGCATCTTTTCCCGTAAATGCTTTATAAAGATATTCTACATCTTGTTTAGAATCGTCGCCGCCATTATTTAATAATTTTAAAAGGGCCTTTATTCCGGGCAAGTCTACCAATCGCAATGCACTTCCTGAATCGGAAACATTTGTTTTACAAATGTTGGGTTTTATTGTAACGTCACCCTCGCTATTTTCGATTAACTCGCCATTTATTAATAAATTCAACCTGGATGAACAAAAGTCAAGAGAATCTGCACTCTTTTTATCAGAAGAAGAAGAAGAAGCACCAATTTCAAAAGATGGATTAATTGTGCTTACAATGCATGAAAATAAATGTGCAAATAAAACATAAAATTTCGCAATTTCGTTGCATTTTTTTTTAACATTATGTATACTTTGTGGTCTTGTTGATGGAATGCGTTTTCTTGTTGTGGGGCTACGACTGCGAGTTGTTGCCCTCTTTTCTCCTCCTATTATTTGTTCTTGTTCTTGTTTTTGTTCAACGCGCTGGGGAATGGGAATTTCCCTTTGTGGCTCCTCTTCAGTCATATTGATATTTGCATTTTTTTCAAATTTAATTTCATTTTTATTTTTATTTTCATTTTCATTTTCATCTTCATCTACTAATTCTGGAGTTTTATTTTTTTTTTTTTCATATAATTTTT